GGTGTAGCGGTAGTGAAATAATATATACATTACAATAACTTAACCCTGATTTAACCGCTACATGTCCGCTACGTCTGGTATATATGGCGTAGCGGTGGTTTCCTTGTTTTCTGCCAAAAACATGTTATAAGGGTATCATGGAACTAGAACAGTTACGAGACAAACTGACACCAAAACAAGCAAAGTTTTGTTTATTGTTTGTTCAAGAAGGCGACACAAAAACAGCTACAGAATGTGCGATCCTGGCAGGATACTCAGAAAAGAGGGCAAGAATTGAGGCCTCCGAACTACGCAAACATCCTGGTTGCACTGAATATATCCGTGAGCTGCGGAATCAAGAAGAAAAGAAATATGAAATTAATCTCCACAAACATTTAAAAAGGTTAGACCAATTGAGTAGAGGTGCGGAAGAAAAAGGCAATTGGAATGCAGCCGTAACGGCTGAAAAATCCAGGGGTCAAGTTGGTGGCCTTTACATTGACAGAAAAGAGATAATGCATGGCAGTATTGACCAATTAAATCGTGAAGAAGTTGATAAGTTATTGCGAGATATGGACAAGAAATTGTCTATCGAAGGGAGTTATAGTGAAGTAAATGACAACGAAACCGGAGACGAGATTCTGGAAAAGAATCAAAGATAAATTTACAAAAGTTACCTTAACAAGAATCGAAGCAGTCACTCCGTTAGGATTGCCTGATGTCCTTGCCGTTTATAAGATCACAGATAAACAACGAGGACAGTTCTGGATAGAGCTTAAGGTAACTACGGGTAACAAAGTCAAGCTCTCTCCCGGTCAAATATCATGGCATATGAGCCATAATACGAATGGTGGTTGTTCGTTTATCATGGCTACCCCCCTCGGACGAGGAGGCATCTCGATTTATTCTGGATCTTGTGCCTTGCGACTTGCAAAGTTAGGCTTGAGCCTTGAACCCTGCGCCCTAATCCATGAGCCTTGTGACCTTGAACCCTGGTTTTTGAACCAGGTAACTTAGTCAAGCTGCAAAGACGTTTCAAACCAGTTTTACATTGCAGCTTGAATAAATTAGGCCGCCAATTGGCGGCCAGGATATCTATTTGTCACAGAAGATAACATCGAACCCATAGTAACATTCCAGGTACCAATCTTGCGGGTTGTTCATCATATCGTATGATTCAGGATGCGAGCTCAAAGAGTAGCCCACGCCCCAATCGTAAGGGCCAGCTTCGTATGAAACCATGATTCCCTTTGGGCTATCTTCATGCGGTTGCTTGAAAATTTCCCAAGCTGGATCATGGCCCACGTCTTTCGCATGTTTACAGAGTGCCTGGTACAGCAGCTCTGCAGCTTCTTCTTTACTCACCTTTTCTTTTGTAAAGTCCGGTAAGTATTTATTAGTTAATGTATCTATCATATACACCCCTTTCATTTATAACTGTATAAGATAAATCTCATACAATGTCAATTAAAATCTTGCGCCTTGATCCTGGCGTCCTAGGTCTTGAAGAAGCTTGTTACCAGGATCTTGCGCCTTGCAGCTAATAGTTCAGCCATGTTGCCATGTTCAAGTTGTCTGATAGGGGACACCGAGTTGCTTTTACACCTATCCATCACCATTAACTGCCTGAGCCTTGCGGCTTAATCGAGCTGCTGGATAACAAGTTTAACCCATGCTGCATGGAAAACCAGCAGCTCGAATAAACCAGGCGCTAGAAAGCGCCCGGCAAGGAGTGTTATTCGTACAAATTTAGTACGAACTTAGAATACGGTGGTGAGTACTTGTTATGGTGAGTTACGGAATCAATTGCAAAAAAGCCATCGCCCCCGAAACTTTCCAATTTACAAGCTATACCATCGTGCCCTAATTTGTATTGCATGTTGCCTTTATACTCACAGATATCTTCATAAGAATAAAGATTCATGAATTCTTCTAAGTAGCATGGATCAATGATGAGGAGTTGACCTGAGTCAACTCCTACATCTCCATAGTGTTTAATTATGGGTTTCTTCAATGACATAATCCACCCCCTTTTCTATTATTGTTTCTTCTTCTGCTCCATCTTCGTGAATACAATCCCAAGATATTTCTACATCTTTAAGAATTGTTTTCTTCATTCGAAGTAATGCTAAAGCAATTTCACGAGGACAATCCCAAGCAGTATTGAATTGGTAAGATAAAATTTTATCTGTGTTATCTACTATTTGAGTATCAACAGAATTCCATTTCGTTCCCCAATTTTTAATACTCCAATCATACCAATTATTTTTACCATACTTTTCTTCTTCTTCTCTACCGAGAGGACCTCGAAAAATATTCTTTGGCATTGGAATAATATTATTGAAATCAAAATCATTTTCATTTGACTTCAACATAGTCTTTAGTGTTTCAAGTTGTTTTTCATTACCCTCAAACACTACAGTATTATAAGTCCAATTAGGCATATTCACTCCTTTGTTGTATAGTTTGGCATATTTTATACTCACGATGTTAATTCATCGAGACAGGTATATTTTTATAGCCGTTAGCCTGTAATGTTTCTTTCAACTTTTCATTGTCGGCAACCAAACTATTATTGACGTATAAAACTTTATGGGATATATGTCAATACATAATTAAAAGAAAGGAATGAATATGGAAAAGACTACAAACGATGGAGGAACTTTTCTCCAAGGATATATAAAAGCACCATATGAACAACTTGTAAAAGTATTTGGTGAGCCTCACGATCCTGATGGTGATGGCTATAAAACAGATGTTGAATGGGCTTTTGAATTTGCTGATGGTACAGTCGCTACTATTTATAATTGGAAGAATGGTCATAACTATTTAGGTGAAGCCGAGGGTTTAGAACTAGATGACATAACTGAATGGCATGTAGGGGGTTTCAATGAAAAGGCAGTTGCTAGAGTTCTAGAAAAATTAAGAGCATAATCAAGGGGGCATTGCCCCCTTATTTTATTTTTTAAGGCTTGAGACCTTGCGCATTAAATCATTTATATGATCTGTCCAAATTCTTCTGAGCCATGCGTCTTCGGTCCTACTAAGCTGCATCTCCAGGATAGATACTTTATCCAATAATATTATTTCCATAAGTATTCTCCAATTAAAAAGACCAGGCATGAAGCCTGGTCCTTGACTACCTACTAGCCCGAAGGCTAGTAAGGTTCTAAAATAATCACTATAATCATGTGACCTCCCTTGAGAACGTTTGGTTTCTGTCGTCTCATATAATTTGTTCTCAATTTTAATTGGTTGGTCCTTAATCATAATTCATAGTTCCTCCTTTGTTAGCTTTACTCCTCTGAAGGCCTTGCGTGAACTCACCTCCAATTTTCAAGTATCAGATCACATTTCTACTGTATAGTTTAGAAATTAACCCCTACTCAAACCAACCTCTGGTAAACTTATCCATTTGGACATTTAAACCCGTCAGCTGTGCCTTTGATCCCTGACAAAACCATATTCAGCCAAGAGGACGATAGGTTAATTATTCCTATCGTTTAAAGCTAATTTACATATAATCTTATTAAATCTCATAGTCAATAACTTTTTTAAAAAAAAATTGGGGGTTGTGGATAACCCCCAAGAAATTATAAATAATGTGGAAATATTAAGCCTAGTATAAAAACTGCTAGGCAAAATGTAAACCAAATAGATCCGGTCGACATCAAGACAGCTAACATTCTTTTAAGCATCTTCGTACCCCACTGAATAGTCATCATAACTTGATTCGAAAGCATCTGCTGTAAATCCAGGAAGCTCAACACTATTATTAACTTCAATCATTAACATGTATTCCACTCCATGTTTTCCATTAAGTGTTTTATAATCATGTTGATAAACATGAACATCTTCAACAGCATCCGCCAAGCCATCAAACATATCTTCTTCAGTCAAAAAGATTTTCTCGAGCCATTTAGTTGGGCGCTTAATAGCGCCCAACTTATCTTGATTAGTAAGCATCTGCATACCTCAACTTTTCTTCTTCAAGCTCCATCGCTAACCATTCGTCTGCAGCTTGTCTAGCTTGTTCTTCAGTTTCAATATCATACTGAGTAAAACAATTAACATTTTTACCATCAATAAAGATATTGAAAGTAGCCGAGCCATTCCAAACAATATCAATGTTGTCTTCATATTTAAAAGTTATATCCATTCGATACCCCCAATTTTTAGACTTGTTAAAGTATTAAGATTGATTGACCTCCAAGCCTTTCTCGGCTCTTTAGTCTTTCTTAATATTGTAACGTCAATCACTTCTAATAAGTGATCTCTATTACCTTTTAATTCTCCACCACTAAAAAACTTTTCATTGGTGGGCAACTTACAAAGCATAGTTCTCTTCGTTTTATCTGCTTTGATAAACTCAACAGAAAACAATTTATTGTTAATTGCTTTTTTGGTCTTGGTTCTAGTTCCATTCGTGAGGCTCATTTTGTGCTTCTTGCCAAATCATAAAATCACAGGAGGGACAACCCCTAAAAAGAGCGTAGCACAATATAGGTTATTGTATATATAAACTTTTGCACATACAGACTATATGGTATAAACATCTGATGTCCGAAGTAGAACAGTTCAAGCGTATTGTTAATTACGATAATATGACTCCTGAAGAGTTAGATACTCTTAAGAAAAAATTATTATTACGTAAAAAAACATTTCAATTAAAAACATTAGCCCAGAATAATTTTATAAAATTTGTGAAACAAGTGTGGCCAGAGTTTGTAGAGGGGCCCCATCACATAAAAATTGCAGAAAAGTTTCAAGACTTGGCGGAGGGGAGGATAAATCGACTAATCGTAAATATGCCACCCAGACATACCAAATCAGAATTTGCATCATTTTTATTTCCAGCATGGATGATGGGCCGTGATCCACGGCTCAAGATCATTCAAACAACACACACAGCAGAACTATCCTACCGCTTTGGTAGAAAGGTTCGTAACCTCATGGAAGAGAATACTTTTCAAGATGTCTTTGATGATATCGAGTTGTCTCAAGATTCAAAAGCTGCGGGCAGATGGGAAACAAACAAAGGCGGAGAATATTTCGCAGCAGGTGTTGGTGGTGCCATTACAGGACGTGGTGCCGATTTATTAATTATTGATGATCCACATTCCGAGCAAGATGCATTGTCCGAGACGGCAATGGAGTCAGCTTACGAATGGTACACCTCTGGACCTAGACAGCGTCTACAACCGGGGGGCAAGATTGTTATTGTCATGACCAGATGGTCAACAAAAGATTTGACAGGTCAGTTGATGAAAGCACAAACAGATGTCAAAGCAGATCAGTGGGACGTGATTGAGTTTCCTGCAATCTTAGAAGATAAACCAGTGTGGCCACAGTATTGGAAACTACATGAATTAGAATCGGTCAAAGCCTCACTGTCCTTGGCCAAGTGGAA